GAATGGAATGAAGGTCCAGGTACTTTGTCTTATGCCCGTAAAAGAGGCGATGTAAAGTGAGCGACAAGAAGAAAGGAGATGGAGCTTATAACAGAAGACGGNCCTTTAAAAGGCTGTCAGAAATGGATAGGATTAGATTATTAAATGCAGAAACACGAAATATAATAGACGAGCAAGTAAGAACTGCTAAAGACGTTAATGCAGCTGCTGACAGANCACAAAAAGGTATAGACAGAGCTGATACTGCTTATAAAAAGAAGCAAAAACAAATTAAAACTACTGAGCAAACAACTAATAGAGCAATCAACAAGCTCAATAAAGCTCAATGGAAATTAAGAAACGCACAAAAGACTGGAGGAGCTAGAGGAACAATAGTTGGTGCTCTTGGTTATGCTCTTGCTGATAAGTATCTAACACCTTTAGTTGAGAAGGCTGGAACAAAATTAGGTAACTGGATGAAGAGTAAAGTTAAACCTGGTACAACGCATCCAAAGAAAAAAGACTACGTTATGGGTAATAATAGTAAGTGGGTAAAACGTACAGCCTACAAATCAAAAAAATGAGCGAAGATCGAGGTATCATCAAAGCTCCTCCAAAGAGGATAGCTAAAGGAGGTAATGTACCTGGAGAGGATGGGCCTTATAGGCCACCTAATCCAAACGAGGCTCCTCCTTATCCACCTAAAAAACCTAACAAATTCACGGTTTAAAACTATGTCTGAAATGGAATACCAACGCCGTGAAGGCGAAAAGGAGCGCAAACGTAGAGCTGAGTACGAAAGAACTAAAGATTGGGAGGAGCACAAGAAAAGTAAAGAGTGGGCAGATATGAAAGAACGGTCAAAGCAGGCTGAAAGAGATCGCCGTCAAAAGATTCAAGACGCAGCTACTAAGAAGTTCCAGAAAGAGTCTGGCTGGTGAAGTTCTCACTCCGTGACGTAGCTACCTACTATTCTGGTCAGCTTCATCAGAAGGAAGCTCTCGACATGATTCAGATGTACATTCCTGAGTCAATCGAGGAGCGCTTTGCTGAAATATGGTGTAGTGGACCGAAGAATGTAATTCCGACTCACGTCTCTTGGCACGAGAAACTAAAGCTTCTTCTTGAAGCCGAAGCCACTCTTCCCGAACGGATGGATGTAGAGACTGTATATCTTCTATTTGCAGAACTCCTAATTCAACAAAGTAGTAGTGCTGATCCTGAGTANGCTTCTAAACTTTTAGACCTTATTGCAATTAAGAGAGCGAAAAAGTAGTATCCTTACTATGAACTACTCTTCTACCAATGGTTCTTCTAGTTAAGCCTATTCTCTTTGCGTTTCTAAAATCTGATTCAGTGAAGCAGNTAATTGTGGATCTTCTAAAGAAATTAGCAACCACTACTGACAACACTATAGACGATGCTGCTGTAGCGATGGTAGAGAAAAACTTATTCCCAGGACTTAAATAACATGGCTAGAAGAAAATCATTAGGTATGGCTACGGAGGATGAACTCCAAGGTCTACACAGATTAGTAGCTACAAAGTTAGTAGATCAGCTTAACTCTGAGAACGTTAAAGCTTCTGACTTAGCTAACGCTATTAAATTCCTTAAAGACCAAGGTATTACTCTTGATAAGAACGGTGATATATCTGCTATCGGTGAGATGATTGAAGCTCTCCCTTCAATAGATATGTCCAAAGTTAAATCTTATATAAGTGCCTAATGCTAATCAAAGACAGATTATTAAGGAAGCCCTCACTAGCTTCCCTGTTTTTGCTACCCATCTTTGGCATTTCTTAAGACTCCCAANCCCTACTCCTGTCCAGTACCAGTTAGCTGATTACTTACAGAATGGTCCTAACCGTAGAATCATCATGGCCTACCGAGGTTGTGGTAAAAGCTTCCTCACAGCAGGCTACGTGCTTTGGAGACTACGGAAAGACCCAGATACAAAGGTATTGGTTATTTCAGCGGCTCAGGACCGTGCAGACGCTTTTAGCGTGTTCTGCCACGATCTCCTTAGAAACTGGTTTATGGTGCAGGATTTATTCCCTAGCGATACTCAAAGGTTTTCTAAGGTCGCGTTCGATGTCTTTGGATCAAAGCCTGATCAAAGCCCCTCAGTAAGATCAAGTGGTATTTTCGGGCAGATCACTGGGTCTAGGGCAGATCTGATCGTAGCTGACGACGTAGAGACCCCTCAGAGCTGTGAAACGCAGCTTATAAGAGACAAACTCAGAGAAAGTATTAAAGAGTTTGACTCTGTTATTAAACCTGGAGGACAGATCGTTTTCCTAGGTACTCCTCATACCCAAGACAGTATTTACGCCAAGTTAGAACTAGCTGGATACTCTCCTAGAATTTGGCCTGCTTTATATCCCACTGCTAAAAAACTTAAAGACTATTACGGAAATAGATTAGCTCCAAAAGTAAGGAAAGATTTTGAAGAAGACACTAGCTTAGCTGGGCACCCTACAGACCCAGAAAGATTTGGTTGGGAGGAACTAGAGGCACGTAAGGAGTCGATAGGAAGATCAACGTTTAACCTCCAGTTCCTTCTTGATATTAGCCTCTCTGATTCAGAGAAATACCCACTGAAACTTCAAGACCTATGTGTATTTAGACTTAACAGATTGATGGGTCCAGATAAAGTTGTTTGGAGCGCTAACGGTGATAAAGCTTTAGATCTACCATCTGTGGGTCTTCACGGAGATCTCTTTTACAAACCCGCCCAAATCGGGTCTGAATTTATCGAGTACACAGGGGTAGTTCTTGCCATAGATCCCTCCGGTAAAGGTAGTGATGAGTTGGGATATGCTGTAGTCGCTTATCTCAATGGTAATCTCTTCCTTCTGGCTTGTGGAGGACTTAGGGGTGGTTACAGTGAAATCAACCTCAAAAAACTTACACTCATTGCCAAAGAGTACAAAGTTAAAGAAATACTTGTAGAAAGTAACCTTGGACTCGGTATGTTCAGTGAACTCCTTAAGCGTTACCTTGGGACTATATACCCTTGCACCGTTGAAGAGGTCAGACATACAAAACAGAAAGAGCTCAGAATCATTGAGACTCTTGAGCCTGTCATGAACCAACACAGATTGATGGTTGATACGGACATAATCGGTCAAGATATCTCTACTACTGAGGTGTATCCAGGTGAAACTAGATCCCAATATCAACTGTTCTGGCAGATGACCCGTATATCCAAAGAGAAAAATAGCATCCGTCATGATGACAGACTCGATGCTTTAGCTATGGCTGTTCAATATTTTACGGAGAATATGGCTCTTACAGAAAACAAAGCCATTAAAGCTAGGGAAGCACAACAGTGGGAACTAGAAAGAAAATTTATCCAAGGTGAAGGGGGACTGAACGTAGGGGTACTTGGCTACGCAAAGACCCTAGAAGACCTCCAGAAGGCTGAAAGTGCTGTTAGTGGTGGCTGTAATTGGCTTGAGCCTTTCTAAGGGCTTAGAGGGCCTCCTAGAGGCCACCTTTTAAAAGTACAACAGTTTAACTGTATATATATACATATACTGTATATAGTGCTCTTTAATCCTTTTTAACTGTTAAAACAGTTTTAAAAAGTCTTTTAATAGTACTAAAATTAAACTATAGACTGCTTAAACCTGTTAAGTATGAGAAATTATAGAAGTGAGTACGACAATTACCAGGGTAAACCTGAGCAGATTGCTAGAAGAAGTAAAAGGAATACTGCTAGACGTAAGGCTGTTAAGAACGGTTACGCAGTTAAAGGTAAGGATGTACACCATAAAGACGGTAATCCTCTGAATAACAGCATTAGAAACCTTGCTGCTATCTCTAAAAGTAGAAATAGGTCTAGAAGAGTATGAATAAACACGATAAAAAGCTTATTAAGCTNAGTGTTAAGGCTCAAAGCTGTTTAAGCAGACAAAAAGCCCAGAAAATTATTAAAAAGGCTGATAAGGCCCACAAAAAGGTTTTTGCTGCTAATTTTTGAGCACCAGTTAAGGANAGAGGACACGCTGTTACCCCCGTCGGGGTCTTAATCCGNTTATTTAATCCTTAATGAGAATCAATAGCAATAAGAGTTTTTTTAAATATTCCTCTGCTAATGAGAATCACTCTCAAATATTTATTTTTTTTCATGTGAACGACCAAGGACACAACCTAGTACTGGGAAGGGATCTCAATGATAAGTTATTCTAATCAGTTGTAATCCTTTACAATCCTAGTCATATCAAGAGAGTTTGAGACAATGGGACATCAGCAATTAAATCCTTTTCACTTGCTGAGAACCTGGACAAATGAAGAACAAATCTCTCAAGCTCGCTAAAGAGCTGATCAATTCTCTTGACTTTCAAGATTATTTAGATCAAGAAGTCTACGGTGACTGGCCTCAACATCTACTAGATTTATTAGTTGATGAAGGACTAGCTACTGAAGAACTCCAAGATCAGGTCGGTTCTTTAAGAGTTTAAGATTCTTTCCCAGAGGCTGTTAAAAGCCTCTCTGAAGGACTCTTTTAGAGTTCTTTGTCCTTTCACTCCGAACCTTGAAAACAATGGCTTCTAAACCATTTAAAGAAATCAATCCAACTACTGGGAGAGTCTTCAGACTTCAAGAGTTATGGGAATTAAGACAAGCAGACTTTGCTGCTTTAACTTCTGAAAATGAAGCACTAAGAAAGCAATGTCAAAAGCTGCTTAAGGACCGTGAAAATGTCACTGAAAAACTGTTAACTAATCAACAGTACATCAGAGATATAAAACTACGTTGGGCTATCCATCAAAAGGAAGCCTCTCAAGCTGTGATTGATGTGAAAGATTTGGGAGTAAATACCAGAAAGTTTATTGAACCTTCATTGGTACAGTTTGCTGGTTGGTGTTCTAATACTTCTAAAGTTTTCAAGAGAGTTTAAGATTCTCTCTCAAAGATTGCGTCCTTAATTAACAATTAGGGGCGCTATTTTTCTGGGAGATTCTAATAGAATTTCTCATCCTTTCACTTTCTTAAATAACAATGAAAGACTGTAATCCTGATGTTCACTTTCTAAATATAGAGAGAGAATATTACAAAGAACTAGATGAACAGCATTCTTATTCAGTTGCTCTTGAGCAGTGGATGAATGGTCAATTAACAGACAAACCTGTTCAACCTTTCACCGTGTTTATCTGATGAATAAATCATCTGATCTACTAGCAGGAATAGAAATGATCTATTCACTTGCAAAAGAAAAGAGTTGGTCTGCTGATCAACTCAATTCTCAAGTTCAATCATTCATTAATGATTGGAAAGATAGACGATCAAGTGATCTATCTAAAAGACATTTATCTACAAAACATGGAGGAAATCTAGATGCTATCTGAACAAACAAGGAATGCGATTGACTCCATAGTCAAACTTAAACCTTTCGTGTCTACACCTGAGTTTCAGGCCATTAATTCCTTATATTATTGGTCTGAAAATTATCAAGGTGCTTCACCGTTTACTTTCTATTTAGATCTAATCGGTTACAGTGACGCAGTTCTTGGTACATCTATGACTAACAACATGGATGTATATTCTTTCTCTAATCTTTTAGGATATAAAGAGTTTTGCCTACTAGGTAAAGCTCTACTTGTCTTTAAAGAG